GGTATCGCTTCGTCATTGTCTACCAAATAACAAAACCTATCACGCACTTCAAACTTGTGGTTGTAGTATTGAAGTCTATCTACTTTAAATGCAGCAGACGCTGAGTCTCTTGCATCGTTCATATACTCTTGAGCAAACTTGTTTACAAGTCCTGCTTCAATAAATTCTTTTCTTTTGTTTTCTAACTTAGATAAAGGGAACTGGTCTTTCCATAAAGGCTTACCATCTTCAATGGCTCTATGAAATGTTAAGTCCCAAGGATAATCTCTGTTGTTTTGTTTTGCTTCTTTATATCCATCCACAATGTTTTGCAAGAAAGCGTCATAGTGTACAATCGTACCTGTCAGCCATATCCAACCTTCATTACCTGGTGTTTCTTCTAATGATGGAAACACAGTAGATACAATCCACTTCTTTAGTTCTGCTCTTCTATCTGGTGTCTTAGTATTTAATTCAGATTCAAAGTCATCAAGAATAATACCAGTATATCTTACACCAACTTCTGCTCTACCACGAAGTCTTTGTGCAGAACCTTTAGCTATGATTCTATCTCCTTTGGGTGTAACAATATCTTTTTCAGTCCAACGCTTTCCAACAGAACCACCATCCATATTACCAAAGTAATATCTTATGATTTCATTTTCTTCAAAGTGGTGTCGTATATATTTCAAGTGGTCTACAGACTGACCTTGCTCCTCTGATAAACTTATGCATAATAGCAGCTTTCGATAAAATACTTTTACCCATACCACGAGGTATCACGTTACAAATACGTGCTCCTGGTTTATGTTGAATTAGTTTTTTAGCTAGGTCGTGGTGGAATTGTGGACTTTCAGATTTGTGTAAGAAGTCTTGTGGTAAGAATACACGACCAAAAAAGATTAAGTCTTTGTATGCTTTGGCTAATATCTCATCTCTATCAGACATCTCTGACGCAGATGGAATAATATTAATCTTCTTGTTCTCCACTTTCAATTTGTTTTACTCCACTAAGTTGTAATATTTCTTCTTTACTAAACCCAGTAAAAGCTTGACCAAGTAATAACTGTTCTGATTTCTTTTCTTTTGGATACATACTTTGTATCTTCATAAAGTTTTCTAATGCTCTAAGTTTTACAGCATCAGATGTGTCTGGATTGTCTACTATGTCTCTGGCTTTTTCCAAAGTCCATTTCTTATCAACACCAATATCGGTCAGTAATTCTTCTATTTCTTTTTCCACTTCTTCTTTTATCCTGGTTTGTTTTAACAGCATTGATGATTTAACAGATGCTGTGTTTTTATTATTTGTTTCAAAACATTCTAAGTATGCTTGAACGGGTACTTCGCCGTGTGCTATCATCTTCACAAAACGAATCTCTCTCCAAGACAAGGGCTTTTCTTCTATGTTTGTCCTCTTCTTGAATGAGTTATAATCTTTTTTGGGTGCTCCCTCCATCGTTCCAGAACGAAAACAAGGTCCAAGCAATGTGATATAATAATCATCTATTGCTTTCAGGGTAGTGTTTTTCATCTTCTTCTTACGAAGAATCTGTGTAACCTTGCCATCATCGGTTAGCACCCAATCATTTGGCTCTCCATTTCTCCAATCCTGAATAAGCTCTGCATCAGGGAATATCTTTCTAAACTCTTTCTCGTTATCAAATACATAACGAGGGACACCTTTGATAATACGTTTATGCATTAGCCTTCAATAGCATTACCCCATACCACGCATTTGCCATTGACAATCTCAATGACTTCTACTTGGAAGTTCCCACCTGGGAAAAAGGTAATAATACTGAATGCGTGATTCCAATTATGCAAACGACCTCGCAACCACTTATTGCTTTCTCTTGACATATCTTTTAGACATCCAATTCCCCAAGCTCCAATAGTTCCTGCATCTAATTTGGTTAAGGTGTGTCGTTGAACATCGTGAGTATGTCCGTACATAATATTGGCTCCATACGTTTCAAGATGTTTTTTAGCGTGGTAAGTAGTTGCGTAGGTACCGTGTATAAAATTTATCTTACCAAGTTTTAACGGTAAGTTATATTCGTAATATTTATATCCTCTTTCTTTAAGCTTACAAGCTTTAGGAAAGGTGTACTCTTGCATATATGGGTAACGTTCTACAAAGTTATCCATCCAGAGTTCGTGATTTCCTTGAAGCATATACTTCTCTGTGACCTTGTGTTTTTTTAATTCGTAATCAATAATATCTAAACCAGCATTCACATCTCTGATGTCTTGGTCTAAGAATGGGATTTGGTATTCTAAGTCTGGTAACTTCTTGCCTTTATACTTCCAAGGACTGAAGTGATGCCATTCTCCCACATCTCCGATATTGACATAGATGTCTGGTTTGACAATCTTGATTGCTTGTAATGCACAAGACAATGCTTTATCATCGTGCAATGGAAAGTGCACATCAGGAAAAACGATTGCTCTTTTAAGCTTTGATTTTTTTGCCATCTTCACTTATTGAACTCCCCCATATATCATCCTGCCCTACAAGTTCAGGTGTATCCATCATCTCTACTACTTCAAATAGTTCTATGATGCGTTCTAATACATAGGGTTCTTCTGCAAATATTTCAGCACCACGTAGTTTGTCTACTAGAAACTTAATACGTTCTATGCTTTCATTGAGTTCCATTTATTTTTTATCTTTCTTCTCTACTGGTTTGTCTTCATCTTCAAGACCTTTGAGAGCACCAAAGGCACCACGTACCTGCTCAACAGCTGTAGATACCTCATTTAATCTGGCAACTAGCTGCTCTCTTTCCTTCAACAGTTCATCAAATTGTTGTTGATATTGTTGTATTTGTGTTTTTACTTTATCTTTCATAGTATAGATGTCTCCTTATGTTTGTTAAAACTTACAATCTTTAGTCAAGTGTTTACAATAAATATCTACGTAAAGTCTCAAAAAGAGGGAAAAATAAAAAAAAGTAAAAAAACTTCTAGGAAATCAAAAGAAAATACCTTATCTTAAAGAACCTCTTTCAGGTTGCCATATTAGGGTATTACCCTATTAGGGTTCCCTTATTAGGGTTTCCCTATTAGGGTTTCCTAATTAGGGTTCCCAAGACACACACTACATATTAGGGAACCTAAATATTAGGGTACCCTAATGCTTAGAAAAAATTACCAAAAAAAATTAGCCGATTTTGTGTGAGGTTGTTTTATTACATATACCCCCCGCCCGAAGGCAAGGTTGAAAATTTAGAAATGGGTTGAGATTTTGAAAACCCCAACCCAACCCAACTATTTTATTTTTTTATATCTTCTTGAACTTTTTTAAACTCTTCAAAATATTTCAATTTAAAATCAGTTAAATCGTACTCTAATAAATATTCTAAACAACTTTCCCAATGAAGAGAAGAACCAAAAACTATATTTGCTTTTTCGTATTCATCAGAACCCAATTCAAATTTATTCATATCTTCCTTGGCTTTTTTAATTGTTAATCTTTCTTCTTCTAATCTATATTCAATTATTTTCTTTGCGTTGTTGAATGTTTTTCTCATTTGTTCCGCCTTTGTTTTTTTGTTAATGTTTGTATTCATACTATATATATGTATAAGGGGGGCAAAAGTTCCCATTTATTAATGGTTTTTTTATACCCCCAACTTATCCACAAGTTATTAAC